TCTGCTTACCGGCTCTCTATCCTGGCGGCCCTGGGTCTTTCCCGGAGCCGTCTTGACGGGCGCGGCTGATTGGCCGTTTCCCTTCGATCCTATATCAACCCTTTTCAGCGTTCGGAGGCCTTGTGTTCTCAGACCCTCAGTCCGTCACCTACAGCACGGTGGCGAAGTCCCTGCCCGCGGTTGGGCGCAGCGCCGACGGCTCGGACTACAAAGGTGTGTTTGGCGACGCGGAGTATAACTTCCGCATTGCGCACACTTTCAAAGCCCGTAACCGCACGGTGGCCCGCCTGCAGCGGACAGCAACGGTGACCGATCCCCTCGTTCCGGCGAATTCAATCGTCGTGAGCGGGACGGCTACGTTCACTCTGGACTTCCCGTCTTCCGGGATGACTCTCGCCCAAGCCCAAGCGCTCGGCAGTGCCTTGCGCGACTGGCTTACGGACGCGAACATCCTGAAGATGGTCGGTGGTGAGACCTAACTAGTCTCCCCTCTGCGCTCCTGTCAAAGGGGTGGTGTTACTAGGGGTGTCTTGATGCACACAAGGATGGCCGCCGCCCTCCAAAGGACGGTCCCATGAAAAGCCTTGCAAGCCTCCTGATGCACTTGCTCCACGATGAGGGCAAGAGGTGTGACGTCCCCGTGGGCCGCGATGCGAAGACGCTCGCGGCCCGCTGTCGAGATGAGGGTGACTCGTTCATCACGATCACCCTTCCTGGCTTCGCCAAGGGGCTTGAAAAGAGCCTCGAGGCTGGACAGGCGGTTCCTGGGAGCTTCGGGCCATTCAAGGCTCTCTGCTCCGGAATTCCCGCTTTTATGCAGGGATTCTTGCACCGAATCTTCGACAAGGAAACTGGTTTCCTACTCGACGCGCCAGATGTAGGCTGCATTCGAGCCGTTCGGCAATTTAGCTGTTTCGGTAAGAAGGTCCTACGGACGTGCACTCCAGCACGGCTACGGGCCGCTACAGAAGCGTACGTCGAGTGCGAATCACAAGTGAAGCTTTCCCTCGAAGGGAAGCTGTGGGAACGGTTTGGGCAAGTCGCCGACATAGTAATCGGCGAGCTGAACCTGCACGATGACCTCCTTGAGGAAATCGTGCCCGACCACGGCCCGGGCGCCACGCAAGAACGGATCACTGGCAATGCCAAGTGGACCTTCCTTACGTGGCACAAACGACTGGACGACGCTGGTATAACCTATCAGCGTTTTGCGAAGGGCATTAATACGCCCGACGACAGTTGTAGTCCTGAGCTTCTCGATCCCTTGGACGAGCCACCCGTGAGGGTCGTTTTCGTTCCTAAGACCTTGAAGACTCCGAGAGTCATCGCGGTGGAACCCGTCTGCATGCAGTTTGTGCAGCAGGGGATATCGCGGTACTTGGTAGGGCAGATCGAGAGATCCCCCTTGACTCGTGGTCACGTTAACTTCCGTGACCAAGGGATTAACCAAGATTTGGCATTGCGAGCGTCAGCGGACAGGCGTTTAGCCACCGTTGACATGAGCGAGGCCAGCGATCGAGTCTCAATGGCGCATTTCCAGCGCGCGTTCGCCTCGAGGCCGGACCTCCGGCACCTGATGGATGCCTGCAGGAGCATGCGTGCGCAACTCCCGGACGGCCGTGAGGTCGATCTCCGGAAGTTCGCGTCGATGGGATCCGCACTCTGCTTCCCGGTCGAGGCTTTAATATTTTTCATTTCTATCATTGCCTCGCGGTGTAGCAGGGCTGGACAGTTTCCTACCAGATCGACTGTGGCCAAGATGGCCCGGTCGGTCTACGTCTACGGCGACGACATTATCGTGCCGGCAGGCGAGACGTCTGCGATCTGTGAGGATCTCGAGGCCCTAGGGTTTCGGGTGAATGCCCACAAGACGTTCTGGAACGGGAAGTTCCGTGAGTCATGTGGACTGGACGCTTACGACGGGACACCGGTTACTCCGGTGTATCTGAGACGGGACGTACCAGCAGATCGGGGTGACGCTTCGGGCATAGTTAGCACCGTGTCCACCGCGAACCAGCTTTATCAGCTGGGCTTGTACCGGACCGCGGCGGCCCTCAGGAAGGCCGTCGAGCACCTGACAGGAACACTGCCAGAAGTGCGAGTTAACTCTCCCGCAGTTGGTTGGTGGTCCGCACACAGCACGTGGACGCCACCCACTAGGTGGAATCGGCGCTTGGCGCGGTGGGAACACCGTGTTCTGGTTCCGGAAACTCCTAGGCAGGATGACCCGTTGGACGGGGAACCTGCACTCGCTAAATGTTGGAGGAAGATCGGGAATCCCCTGGTCGACCCTAAGCATTTGGTTGAGTCACCAAGGCC